TTCCTAGTTTAAATCCCTAAAAATAACTCCGTATAATCGAGGCATATTATGTCTTATAAAGATTATTTACCCCCTGAAGAAAATAAACTTGTTGGAATATACAAGGTATCTTTTGAGATCCAGGTTGGATCTGAAGATGCTCTTGCATTGTCAGACGTTGCCCAGGCTCTTACGGAGGGTTTTGGCAAGGGGTTTGGAGAGGATTTTGTAACTAGGAAAGTGGCTGATCTATCCATTGAGAAAATTACAAAGAAAGCAGTTAAGGCATTAAAAGTAGGGGATACTGTTGCTCTTAAAGAAACTATTCAATTGAAGGCAAATATCTATTCAGATGATGGATATATTTTCACTGGTAATAGAAATGAGATATCAGAACTGGTTGGAGAGAATGTTGACTTAACTATTGAAGCAGGGTCTATTGGTTTCGTTAATAAAATTGCAAATGGAATTGTTGAGGTAGTTGATTTGGATAGACCTGTTGAAGATGTTAATGTTGATTTGCTCTCGGTGAAGGCTGAACAATTAGAGAAAATTGATTCAGAAGAAGAGGTAAAGTAAAATGGCAAATATCCCTACAACTCCTTCAATTTCAAATGTTACACTTAGTTCTGCTCTCATTGTAAAAGGGACAGATGGCAATGGTCCAGGAACATATTATGCCTTTCAAGTTGCCTACACAGTAGGACTTGCTCCTCAAGTTATGTATTTGAATCCAGATGGAACTTTTAGTTATGTTCCAGTATGGATTAACACAACTTCATTAACTGCAGTAGCTTTGATCCCTAATACGCTTTTTTCTGTTAGTTTAGCAGCTGCTAATGATGCCTATGGAACGGGAAATACAGGATTTGGCCCTGCAGCAGCATTTACTACGGCAGCATCCCAACCTATAGCTCAATCGTATAGTGCTGTTTATTCTACCCAAGTCACTGCAAATTGGCTTCCAAATTTTAATAGTGATACAACTCAATACTATACGCAAATTTCCACAGATCCTGCTTTTATTTTTAATGTAATTAATTCAGGATGGATAACATCTAATTCTTATATCGCGTCAAATCTTCTACCGAATACCATTTATTATAGCCAGGTGCAAGCTAGAAATAGTGTAGGGGCTGCAACAGCTTATACGTCTCTAGGATCTTTTACTACACCAGTAGGTCCTTTACAGGTTCAAGGCATTCGTGCAACAAATCTTTTAGCTAATAGAGGTTTTATTATTCAATGGGCAGCAAATGTAGAGCCCAATATTGTTTATTACAGAGTCTATAGAAGCAGTTCTCCAACGGATAATAGTAGTTTTTATCTTATTGGAACTACCCCAGCAAATGTGACTTCCTTTGTTGATAATGTTCCTTTTACTTTTGGTATTACTTGGTATTATAAAGTTACTGCAGTTGATAATGGGGGTAATGAAAGTAGTTTAGCCCTTACTGCTCCTGTTCAGGATATGTCATTCAGCCAGTTTGTGGAACAGCCCTTTCCAACTCAGGTTGAAGTGGATGATTTGGTTAATGATGAAATTCCATCTGGACCCATTAATGCTGTTGTTACAACGATTACTACTGTAACAGATTTAACACATTTAATTGTAAATTCAACTCTAGGTTGGACAACAGGAACAGCTACTGATACGTCATCTTCTATTCAGTTTATTGTTGTTCAGGTGGTAGATGGTACTCATTTAATTGTTTCTTCAACTGTAGGATTAGTTGCAGCTGGAACAATCATACAAGGAAATACTTTATTTACCACAACTTATCCGTTTAAAGGAAATACCCTTTCAATTTATTTGAATGGTGTGAAATTAATGATTGGAGTTGATTTTACTCTAAATATTCCTCAGCAATTTACTTTAATTGAACCACCTGAAATTGGTGACTACCTTCGCGTTTCGTATTTGAAATATTAATATTTTGGGGAAGATAAGAATTTATGTCACCAAATTTTAAACACATTAATGCTGATCAACAGATTGAGAATGGGTCAATAACTTCCTCGCTTTTTGCAGTGGGAGCTGTTACCATTCAGGCTATGAACATTAATGGAAATTTGGATTTCCATGAATACCAAGCTTTAGATTTTAGAATTGAGAATGTTGCTGTTACTCCAGCCCCAGGAAATGTTGGGCGAGTAATTTATAATACTACTTCTCAGCAATTTCTTATTGACAATGGCACAGCATTTGTTTCTATTTCTTCAACGGGAGCTGTTACAGGATTTTATTCCGATAGCAATCCCGTTTTAACAGGCACAATCCAACTTGCCCATGGCACAAATATTACTCTAAACCAAGTTGGAAATACTATAACAATCAATTCTGCTGCAAGCCCAATCGTTACTGGAGATTTAACAGATGTAGGAACAGATGGTATCACAATAACTGGGGGAATTGGCTCAGTAATCGGATCTGGTACTTCTATTTCTCAACATGTAGCTGATGCAACTCATAATGGGTATTTAAGTTCTACCGATTGGAATACTTTTGATAGTAAGCAAATTTCTGGGAATTATATAACGGCTTTAACAGGGGAAGTAACGGCAACAGGGCCTGGATCTGCTACTGCTACCCTATCAGACACAACTGTTGTTGCAGGAAGCTACACAAATACTGATATTACAGTAGATGCCAAAGGACGTATTACAGCAGCTTCAAGTGGTTCTAGTAGTGGGGCTACCTATCAAAAAGACTTATTTGTTATTACAACACCTTCTTTGCATGAATATAATTTGTCGTATGCTCCAATAGCTAATTCCGAAATTGTATCGTGGAATGGTCTCGTTTTACGACCTGGAATTTATAATGATTATATTATAGTGACACAACCTTCATATCCGACAAATCAAGTTCAATTGTCAGGGTATTTAATTTTAAGTGTTGGTGACACAATAATGGTTTCGTATGCAAGATAAGATTTGTTACATGCTGTAAGGCAAGAACGACTAAAGAATAGTGTTTATTGATAAGAGTATGCTTGCTTTAAAAGCAGCATGTAAAGAGAAGATAAATTTAGAAGTTTTAAAAAATCTTAAAATAAGGAGTTCTAAAAATGGCTACAACGCAAATTGATCTAGATACACAAGCTGCAGATTTAACACTAACAGATGCCAAAATTAAAGCTAATGTTATTTCATTAGATAAATTGGCCTCTATTGGTGATGGTAAGATTATAGTCGGGGCAGTATCAACAGGATATCCTGCTGCTGTCTCTATGTCAGGTGATGTTACTATTAGTGATACAGGAGCAACCTCAATTGGTGCACTTAAAATTGTTGATGGGCAGATTAGTGCTTCTGCTGCAATTGGTTTAAGCAAACTTGCTTCACTAACGGCTTCAAAAGCACTTGCTTCAGATGCTTCTGGAGTTATTTCTGCTACTAGTGTTACAGCAACTGAATTAGGTTATGTTTCTGGTGTTACTTCTGCAATTCAGACACAATTGGCTGGTAAACAAGCATCAGGAAGTTATTTAACAACAGCTCTTGCTACTGCAGATATCTTAGTTGGTAATGGGAGTGGTGTTGCTACTGCTGTAGGAATGTCTGGAGATGTACATATTGATGATGTAGGAGCTACTACGATTCAGGCTAATGCAATTGTCAATTCAAAGGTAGCTGCTACTGCTGTAATTGATTTTAGCAAATTGGCTAATCTAGCTAGTGGTCATATTCTAGTAGGTAATGGGGCAAGTCCAAGTGTTCCTGCTGATGTTGCAGTTACAGGGGATGTTACTATCACTAATGCAGGTGTAACAGCAATTGGGTCTGGTAAAATAGTTGATGCTCAGATTAATGCTTCTGCAGGTATCGCATTATCTAAATTGGCAGATGGGGCAAATATTCTGGTTAGTGATGCAAGTCATTCTATTGCTGATCTAACACGTTATACCTATGTAACAGCACAGACATTCCTAAATCCTGGAGATATTGTAGATAAAGCTTATGTAGATGCCACAGCTCAAGGTATTACAGCTAAATTGTCCTGTGTATACGCTACTACAGCAGCTTTGCCAGCTTATACGTTTACCTCTGGTGGTGGTCCTGCTGGGCATGGAGATTTATTGACAGCAAATGCAGATGGAGCCCTATCCGTTGACAGTACTCCAGTCGCTGTAACGAACAGAATCCTTGTTAAAAATGAGGGAAGTGGTACTTCTCTTTACAACGGTATTTGGGTTGTTAATGCCGCTGGAGATGGTTCTCATCCTTATATTCTCGAAAGAGCTGAGGACTTTGATGGAGATGTTACTGGTGAAGTGGTATCAGGAGACTTTACCTTCATTACAGGTGGGATTTCTAATGCTTCAACAGGTTGGCTCCTCTCTACACCAGATCCTATTACAATTGATGTTACTCCATTAACATGGACCCAGTTTAGTTCTGCTGGTGTTGTTGTAGCAGGGTCAGGTATGCAGCAAACTGGCAATGTGTTTAATGTCGTTTCTGCTAATAGTGGTATTAAAGTCAATGCTCATAACATTGCATTAACTTTGGCAGATAGCACATTAACAATTGATCCTACTCTTGGATTAAAGTTGTCTTCTCTAACAAGTGCTCATATTCTTGTTGGTAATAGTTTTGCTGTTGCCACGGATGTTGCAATGAGTGGGGATGTTACTATTGATAATACAGGTGCTACTTCTGTAGCTTCTAGTTTTATAAAAAATTCTAGAGTTGTTACTCGTGAAATTCCTACTGGAAATATTACGGGTTCTAACCTTGTGTTTACATTAGCAAATGCTCCAGCACCAGTTGGGTCAGAAATGGTGTTCCTAAATGGTCTGCTTCAGACAGCTACAGTAGATTATAATATTTCTGGTGTAACTATTACTTTCACATCAGGTAATGCTCCAGAATTAGGAAGCACTCTAGTTGTTAGCTACTTGAAGGCATAAAAGATTATACTTACCCTCAGTAGATAAGGATAACTTGTCTACTGGGATGTGAGTATAAAAAGTGGTTGCAAAGAATGAAAAGATGTGCTATACTTAAAATGAAAGATAGTTTATATTAATTAATAGGAGAGATAAGAAAATGTCAATTGAAAACGAAGTGAAGGCCGTGGAAGCAGAAGTTGTTAAGGTTGCAGAAGAGGTTAAGGAAGTAGTTGTAAGTGACGCAGAGAGGATTAAGAACTCAGTTCTTGCTCAGAAGGCCAATTTTTCTGCTCAGCTAGATGGAGTTAGAAAAGAGATGGCAAAGCTTCAACAGGATTTTGAACAGAAGAAGATTCTTGGCGTGAAGTTAGAAGGTGCCCTCGAATCAATTGAGTTGCTTCTGAAGTCTCTCTAAGTAATCTCGAAATCTTTCCTAAATACAGACAATAAAGCCTCTTATCAAAGGAGGTTTTATTGTTATGTTTAAAAATTCGGAGTAATTATGTCTGGGAAAACCCAAATTGAAGCAGATCAAATTGTCGCTGGATCAATTGCTGATTTAGAAATATCTGCTACGGCAGCTATTCAAATCAGTAAGATTTCTATTAATGGAGATGTTCTTCCTGACACCAATAATACTAGAGCACTGGGTAGTGCTGCTGATGCATTTTCAGATTTGTATTTGAAAACAGGTCTTGTAATGATGCAGACTGGGGTTGGAACAAATGGTATCACAATAAAATCTCCAGTATCTGTCACTTCATATAATTTAATTCTTCCTGCTACCCAAGCGTCAGGAACTCAGGTATTGCAGAATGATGGTAGTGGTAATCTATCATGGGCTGCAGGAGGAAGTGGTGCAGACACAGCCTTAGATAATCTTTCTTCTGTAGCTATTAATACAGCACTATTACCAGGGGTAGATAATACAATTGCTTTAGGTAATTCCACCCATAATTTTTCCAGTTTATTTTTAAAGACAAGTCTTATTATGCAGCAAACAGGAGTAGGAACAAATGCTATAAGTATTCAACCTCCGTCTTCTATGGTAGCTAACTATTCATTAGTACTTCCAAATGCACAAGGAGCAGCCAATAGTGTTATTCAAAACGATGGAAGTGGAAATCTAAGTTGGAGCCAAAATTTAAGTCTTTCTAGTGTTTATATTGGAACAAGTACTATTAATGCCTCTGCTATTCTTCAGATGGATTCAACGACTAGAGGTTTCCTTCCTCCTCGTATGACCACAACACAAAGAGATGCTATTTCTTCTCCTGCTATTGGATTGGAAATTTATAATACAACAATTGGTGAACCAGAAGTTTTTATAGGACTTGCTGGTAATGTATTGTTAAATGGTGGGTTTGAAACTTGGACGCATGGAACAACTTGGCCCTATCCAGCAAGTGGTACTCAATTAGCTGATAATTGGTATACATCAGGCTCAACTGGATGCGTTATTATGCGAAGTAATACATCCCATTCAGGTATATATTCAATAGCTGTGTATAATGGTTCAACTCCACATACTTTTGCAATGTTACAGGATGTTGCTGGTTATGCAACGTATGAAGGCAAAACTGTCCAAGCTACTGTCTATATTCGATCACAGGGAGCATCAAATTCGTGGACATTAACTCTTACGGACGGAGTTAGTTCTCCTACATATTCTGCAGTTCCCGCTAACGGTAGTTGGACACAATTTCAAGTTTCATTAGCTGTTTCTCTAAGTGCGACAAAACTTGAAATACGTATTTCTTGTGCTAATACAGCTGGTGGTGGTACTGGTGTTTTTATTGATGATGCTAGTATAGCAGTTCCTAGTTGGAATTCCATGACTCCTGCGACAGTTCCAGCTGCAGGAACTAATGGAGAACTTTTATATAATAGTAGTGGTTCTGTTGCAGGAACGGCAAATATTACAACGAATGGAATAAATTTAACATTAGCTACTGGTTCACTTACTTCACAAAGCGTTACTGTAGGAACAGGTAATAATTATGCTCAAATCAATATTACTAGTATAGGAATTACTGTAGATACTTCTGGAACGTATGATCCTTTCATTAGTTTTAATGATACATTTAATAGTCTTTTTTGTGAATTTGGAATTAATCATGCTAATGCAGATGCTTGGGAGTTTCATGGAGCTTCTTATGGAGGTGCTACTCTTGCAGGAACGCTTTTAGCATCAATAACTCAAACAGGTAATTTTACCCCTATCGGAAATATTACTCTTCTAAATCAAAAATCGGTTATTTTTAATGATACAGAAGGTACACCCAAATCTGTTACAATAAATGCTCCAACAACTGTAACAACATCTTATTCATTAGTACTTCCAAATGCACAAGGAGCTTCTAATACTGTTCTTCAGAATGATGGTAGTGGTAATTTAAATTGGGCTATTGGAGCGATTGGGGCAAATGTAGCATTAAGCAATCTTTCATCTGTTGCAATTAATACTTCTTTACTTCCAGCATCAAATGCTTCTATTGATTTGGGAACTAATTACAAAGATTGGCGAAGTGTCTATGTAGAATTGTGTCAAGTTTCTCAACAACAGATGGTAACTCAAACTATTGCATTAGGATTTAATGCCAGTGTCCCAATATTTCACGCGATTGCTGTTGGACAAACTTTATATATAAGTTTGGGAAGTTTTTTTCAAATTACTTAAAAAGAGGAAATAATTATGTCTTATATTGATTTAACATTAACTGGAGCACCTTCTATACCAGCCCTTAATCATGTTGAAATATTTGGGGATAGTGCAGATGGCTTTTTAAAATATATAAATTCTTCAGGAACTATAGCTCTTATAAGCCTTCCGCAGTCTGTTGCTGTAACAGCAGCACCTACTTTTGTTTCTGAAACTCTTTCTTATACAACCAATCAGTTGATATTAGGAACAACCAATACTACAACTATTTCAGCCACTGCTCCTATATCTAGTCAGGTTATTACTATTCCTGATCCAGGGGCTTCTGCAACTTTTATTTTAAGTAAAGGTTCCCCAACAATGGGAACATCTTTAGCTATGGACTCCAATAAGATTACAGGACTTGCTAATGGTACAGCAAGTGCTGATGCAGTTGCCTTTGGTCAGCTTCTTTACGCAGGTATCACGCAGGGAATTCAGCCTGGAGATTTTTCAACTTCTTCTTCATCTTTTGTAGTGATAACGGGTCTGACTGTAACACTAACCCCAAAGTCTAGTAGCAGCAGATTCAAAATATCTACGTCATTTTTAATGTACGGGAGTGCTCCTGGAAACGAGGTACAAGTTGACTTCTATCGAAACGGTTCAAGATTAACCAATCTCTATGACAACACTGGTTCCGAAGGTGTGATAGCATTTACAAGAGTGAATGGCATTTATCTTGATGCTCCCTCTACAGGAAGTTCGATTACGTATGATGTACGAATTGCTATTAGCTCTGGTGCAACAATCTCTATTGGAAATGGCTGTCCAGGAACACTTATTGTTGAAGAATTTTACTCTTAAAAAGGAATAAATATGACAAATTATGAAATTTCTATGAAATTGCAACAGATACGTCCTCTAGCTCAATGGGTTTTAAGTGGAAACACTTATGACGGTTTAGTTTGGTTGGATCAAGTACAAGTTAAACCAACTGCTCAGGAATTAGGACTATAATTTCAAGTAGCAGATAATGTAAAGATGTGTTAAACTTATAATATGAAGAAAAGATTAAGTGGTATAGTAAAAATCTAAAAGGACTGGTACACTACAATCGGAGACTCGTTTCAAATTTTGCCAGATCAAGATCAATTCGGGCCTGATAGCCTTGAATGGTATTTTTTATCTATTCGAAATAAGGATAGATGGATTTTAAACCAAAGTGGTGAAAGAATTCTTCTTTATAAACGTCGATATGAGGG